GCTGCCACGACTGCTGACGCCAAGTTTTACACCTGACGTGATCAGCGTTTTGATCAATTCTCCCATGGGAGTTGGCAATATCTTCAACTTACCGCAACCAGCATGTCCGTCCATCCACATGCCTTCAACTGTGTGGCACACACGATCTAAATTGATTTTTAAATCATCTGGATGATCCACTTCACCTAAAACGGAGTTACCGCCACGGATCTGTTCGTTGATGGTTTCAACTGCCTTGATAATTTCATGTCGCGGATAGATACGTTCATTTGCATTCTTCTTGTCGCCTTCAATGCAAATGCCTTTGAGGTAGAGATGCTTTTTGCCGGCCATATCCGCTTCTTCTAAGACTTGGATATTGGCCTGGCTAAAAGTTAAATCTTCTCTTAGGTATCTAGATGACATCTAATTAAGCCTTACGTCCGCCGGGAAGTGGGCTCTTGTTGTTTTGACCTTCGCTGCCGGCACCCATTTTAGGCTTTGGTGCTGCTGAAGGCTTTTGTGTGCCTTGTGCAGGTGTGTTGCCAACTTTGCCAATCAAGTCTTTTGTGTTGTTGCTGTAAGCAGATGTGTCATGATGTCCACCTTCAGCTGCACCAGTGTGTACTGGACGGCTAGCCATACCTGCTTGTCCGCTGTTGGCTGCATAGGTAGACTTTTTGTTTACACCGCCTTCTTCACTGGTCACTGGCTTTGGGGCTGCTTTTAAACTCACAGCCTCCATCATGCCTGGTTCCATTTCGTCGGTGTCGTCCATTTCAATAGCGTCGCCGCCTTCGTCGGGACCGAATCCGTCGCCGTCGCCCATGTCATCACCGCCCATGAGGTCTTCAAATTCGGCCATCAACTGGTCCAGTTTGTCTTCCAAATTCATGATGTCGTCTTTGGTAGCTGGCTCGTTACTGCCGCCTTCGTCGCCCATGCTAAATTCTGCTTCTTCGTCATCGTCGTCCATGGGCATGTCCATTTCGTCGTCGCCTTCGGCTTCCATGTTCATGTCAGATTCTTCTTCCATTTCCACGTCGTTGATCAGGTCGTCAGCAGCGTCGCCGCCCATGTCACCTTCGTCTAGTTCTTCGTCGGCTTCGTCCATCTCTTCATGTTTGGCTTCTTCAATATCTTCTTCGGCCATGATATTTTCATAGATTTGACGGCTTTTTTCCACAACAATGTCGTGGAATAGTTCGCGGGCTTTTGCCTCTTCGTCATTGATTACATATTCAATCAATTGTTCAAAACGGTTCATATGGGAAACTCCTATAGGTAAAGTGTGCTGTTATTTACGCACGAGGAGAAAAACACCAGGTTTAAGAGGTAGAAAAGGCGTATAAATGTAAAATTGCTGTCACAATGTTTTACATTGCCGGAGGAGCAGGGGGAGGTGCGTACTGTTTGCGCACCAGTTTGAGTTTTTCCTTGAACTCATAAGTTCTCACATCATTCATTTTTCTCAGTTTGTTGAGTTGACGTAATGTAAGACGAGTTTTACGTAAATCACTCTGTTGCGGTTGACTGTTGTCTTGCGACAGGTCTTGAAACGCTTCAGGGTCTTTGTGAAAAAATTCGTTTAACAGCATGTTGTTATTTATACTGCACCTGGTGCAGGAGCGGCGCCACCTGCAGGTGCGCCTGGTACTACAGGCACAGGTCCAGCGCCAGCAGGTGCACCTGCACCGTTAGCAGCCATTCCAGCAACTTCTTCTCCGGTCTCAATGTCAGCTTCCAACGCACCTGGGGTAATACCAATTGAGCGCATGTCTTGTCCTGCATTGGTTTCCAGTTCAGGTTCGTCGCGTTCTTCTCGCCACATTTCTTCGTTTTCTGCAATTTCTTCTTCGGTTAGCCCCAAGAAGCGTTGCAACAAGAATCTCTTGCTCATGTAAGGCAATGCTTCTAACTGTGTGAATGCACCAATACGTGTGGTATCCAGCTCGCTTTGACGATAGCTGGCAAAGTTTTGAGGTGCATTAAACTTCAAATTAAACAGGCTAGAGTCTATGTTGAATCCGCGCCATTTCATAAACATTTTGAATTCGTCGTCTAGTTTTTGCACAATCAATGCTTGCAAACGCTCGCAATACTGGTTGAATCTGTACTCTTGTATCAAGGCTGTGCCCACTTTGCCGTCGGTCATGGCACGGTCTGAATCGTCTGGTCCAGTGGGCAAGTAACTTGATGGCACACGCAAACCACGGGCCATTTTGTTGTTGAAGTATTTCAAGTCATCAATTTCACCCAGGTTTTGTCCGCCTTGCAAGGTGTCTACACTAGATCCGCGCCCGTCTGCTCCCTGGGGGAAAAAGTAATCTTCGTTGATACTAAGTGGGTTGTATGACGCATCCATCATGTTGTTGCCGCCACCAGTCATGGTGGGGATTCTGCGTTGATGCATTTCATTTTTAACACGTTCTACAAATGCCATGGCCAAGTGTGATGGCATGTTGCCCACGTCAATTTTGAAGATTCTGCGCTCAGGAGCACGGCTCACACGATAGATCAACACAGCATCTTCCAGCAGTTCTTTCTGCTTGAATACTTTGTAAATTTGTTCTAGTATGCTGCGTCCAAACGGCCAGAACACATCCAGGCCTTCGTTCAGGCTGATGTGTACCACGTGCTTGGCATCCAAGCAAACTTCGTTCATGGCAGTCATAAATCTTGAATTGCCCACGCCGCCGCCTGTGCCGCCATTGGGCATGGTGTAGTTGGCATTGCCTGATATGGTGCCGGTCACCGGGTTGGTCATATAGTCTGTGGTGGTCTTGGCTGCCACAGTCATGTTTTGAAAGTTGGGGTTGATGTCACGAATCACATACTGCTCGGGTCTCTTGCCTTCTGATTCGTTCACAATCACACGGGCAACCTTGCTCATGTCCACCCACATCATTTCAAATGTTTCAGGATCACGTACAAACACTTGATCACCGTATTTGATGGTGTTGCGGAATAGTTTGAAAATTCTTTGATCTAGTTTGTTGAGTTTGACCCATTGTTGAAGTTGTTTCTTGATAATTGAAACTTCGTTGTCAGTGGGTTTGTCTCTGTAATCAACTTCAAACGGTGTGCCGTTTTGTTCGTTCATCTGTGTAGAGAACTCAGCAATGATGTCCAAACAAGCATTGATTTCTGAGTCCATGTCCATGTTCTCGTACTGATTGTAACGTTCAATACGATTGGGGTGTCCAGAATACACTTCGGGTAGTCTGCTGGCATAGTTACGAAATATAAAGTCTGCAGGCATACCTGTGTCTGAGCCATCATTTTTGGTATATCCAGGTAAGCCAAATTGGTTTCTGCCTGAGATAGGACTCATTACACCTGTGGTGTCTGCTACCTTGAAATACTTTTTCCACGAACCGGATTGTTTGTTGTCTGCCATAGTTGATTATTTATTGTTAGTTGCTGGCCACCGCTGCCATTCGCTCGCTGGCCTTGGCCGTGGCCTGCATGCTACGGCGCATTTCTTCCAGAAGCCCAACCATTTGTTGTTGTAGGCCTAGATCACCGCCTCTTTGCATTTGTTCTGCAAATTTGCCAATGCTGGTCACAGCAGATTTGAATTCATCACCCATGGTTTCTTTTAAACCTTGACTGATTTGTGCAGCGGCTTCTTTGTCTATTTCCAAACTGGGCATGGCACCTAACAATGCACCTGTGTTGGTTGTTGAGGGCATGGCGTGGAGCGATTGAGCGGCTCCCAGCATGTTGCTTGCATCAGGCAAGTTTGCACCGATGTTTTTGCCAGCAGTTTTGGTATTAAATTTCATACCTGATGCAATGCTGTCAATTACTTTGAGTATTTCACCCTGCGGATCCGTCATTTTGTTCTTTGACTGGTCGCCGGTGACCATGCCAAACAACTTGGTCAAATCAGTGTTTTCATCTCGGTTGAGCACACGCTCGCCCCGATGCAACTGTGCAATAATATCTTTGGGCTCAAACAGTTTGCCAATTTCACCAGATGTGCCATGTGCTCTTTGGTCGCGTGGAACTGGGATAAGCGGAGGGGCGTTTCTTCCACCTAATGGTGCTGGTGCTGGTGCTGGTTCTGGTGTTAGATCTGGCCTAACTACCTCTACCGGCAATGGATGGGTTTGACTCCAAGGCGGTAGTGTGTCGGCATCACGCTGCTGTCTGGGATTGCCCGGCCCGACTGGTCCTGATTGGGAGTCTCCAGGTCTGGCTGGTCCGGTAGGCAGAGTGGTTGACAAAGCCGCTGCTCTGCTCTGTGCTGCACGTTTTACTTCAAGATCTGTGAGGCCGGTTCCAAACTCACGCAACTTCTTTGTGAACTCTTCGACCACTTTGGTCATTGCAGTAGCAAAAATGTTGGGAAGGTGTTCGCCAATAAATTTTTGCTCCAGTATCATCAAATTGTTTTGTTCTGTGCGCAATTTGGCCTCGTTAGACACCACTGTGTTGCTGGCACTTAGTTGTGCAGCCACTGCCGCTTCTGCATCTTTCCTCTGTTGGTCAGCACTTTTATTCGCCATTGCGGTGGCTTTGGCAGCACTATCCAGTGACCCCGCAATGGCCTCAAAACCTCCAAATTTGCCCGACGGCCCCAATGTTTCAAATGTTTTCTTTTGAGCCTCTAAATTGCGTTGCCGTGCGGCATCAAGCGCCGCTTGATCAGAGACACGTTTACCACTCTCGTCCTGAGTTACAAAACGTCCTGCTTTGATATCTTCAACTTCACGCAGACCTTGACCTTGAGTCACCATGTTGTATTGTCTGGATTCTTCAGTGCCTATAAAGCCTGACACAATGTCTTGAAAACCTTTTTCTTGTCCCAGTGCCTTGGCAATAGTCAATCTTTGCTGTATTTGCTCAATTTCTACATCTTTGCCTTGTCTCTGCAACTCATATATGGTGGCTGCAAAACGCTGATTGCTCATGGCTTCGTCCAGCGCATCTTGCTGTTGTTTGGCATTGAGACCGGTTATTTTGGTCAGCGTATCTTGTTCGCGTATGAATTTGTATGCACTGTCAGCTAATTTTCCATAATCTTGCTGCTGTCCCAAAGTAAGTCGACTTTGCATTTTAGCAAATCGCATCGCAGCGTCGGCCTGTTCCTTTTCATTCAATCCCAACTTTCTCAAATTCTCTTCGTACTGAGACAAGCCCAGTCCAAGAGCAGCAAATTCTTTGACTCCTTTGCGCACTGACCCACCCAACAGCGCCAGGTCAGCAGCGTTGTCTCCAAGCAGTCTCACATTGTTGTCCATGTCCAGAACACTTAGACCCAAATCTTGGAAATCTCGGGCCAAACCTTCAACACCATCTGCACCTGCTGCTCCGCTTTTGGCCAGTCGATTGAATGTCTCGAACATGATGTTGTTTTGGTTGACAGCAGTTTCTGTCAGTTCAACACCTGTTTGAATAAATTTTCCTGCTAGAAAAGTTAATGAAGCATAAACTCCTTTCATGATCTTGCTGCCCGGAATCAACAAACTCAAGGCAGTCGCTGTAAAAGTAAGACCGTCAGCCATGGCATACAGACCTTTGTTGAATGTCTGAGCGCCTTTTTCGCCCTCGTACATGCGACGTGTGTAATCCCCCACAACATCGGTCAACTGGCCAACTGCACCTGCGGCCAACTGCACCTTGTTGTCAAAGTTTGATATGCCAGTCTGCGCATCCAACAGCCGAGCATTGGTTTCGGGCAAAATGTAGCCAAAACGGCGCATCTGTTCGTTGACTTCTTCTGTGATCCTGGCGAGGTTTTCTTCTGGCGTCATGGTACTGTACCTATAAGTAGAACTATATTTATAGGTATCAAAATGACCCAATCTCACAATCCGCTGCGACAATTTTTCCGACAACCTGCCATCTACTTGAAATTGCCCAGTGCTGGACGATACTGGCCGGCTGCGTCCTTGGATTTACCGGTCAACGGTGAACTGCCAATCTATCCCATGACTGCTATTGACGAAATTACCTATCGCACTCCAGATGCCTTGTTCAACGGTCAGGCCGTGGTCACTGTGATTCAAAGTTGTGTGCCCAACATAAAAAATGCCTGGCACATGCCCAATATTGATGTCAGCCCGTTGCTGATTGCCATACGCATTGCCAGTTATGGACATGAGATGGCACTGAACACCACCTGTCCCTCATGCAATCACGAGGAAGAATATGCCTTGGACATGCGCACTGTGCTGGACCAAATTCGTTCACCAGACTTTGCCAAGACCATTGACTATGGCGATTTGGAAATTGTTTTTAATCCTGTGAACTATGAACAACAAAACGCCAGCGGTATTGCGCAATTTGAACAGCAAAAACTCTTGAGTGTGTTGCCCACATCAGACCTGCCTGAAGAAGAAAAGATGACTCGCTTGACACAGGCCATGAAAATCATCACTGATCTCACAATAAAAATTGTAACTCAAAGCATTGCTGTGATCAAAACACCCGGTGCTGCTGTCACAGACCATGAACAAATTGAAGAATTTTTGAGAAATTGTGACAGCAAGATTTACAATCAAATTCGAGATCATGTGGTATCACTGCGACAACAAAGCGAGATTGCACCGTTGAAAATTGTCTGTACTGAATGCAGTAATGAATACAATCAACCCATGGATCTGGACATTGCAAATTTTTTCGCATCCGCCTCCTAATCTCTTCTCCTGAACAAATCAGTTCCTATGTAGACCGCTTAGATCAGGAGGCTGAACAAATCAGATCAGAAAGTTTGAGATTGGCCTGGTACATGCGCGGTGGTGCCACCTACAACGATGTTATGCAGATGAGTTCTACAGAAAGAAAACTGGTCAGCGAGCTAGCTAAAGAAAATATTGAGACCACAAAGAAATCTAACTTACCTTACTTTTAATGGATACCGAAACTGTTACTGCTGACATACTGGCATGGAGTGAAACTTTTGTAGAAGTTCCGCATCCAGCACTAGGCGGCTGGCCACCTTGTCCGTTTGCACGGCAAGCCAGACTCAACAAAACTATTCAAGTGTTGATTGGTGCTGATCCTTATTTTGATTTGCGCAATCGAGCACGTTGGGGCATGGGTGCTTATGAAGTCATTGTGTATGCTTACGATCCTGTGGATTGGCCGTACCAACGTTTTCACACAGCCATTGAAACAGCCAACACAGAATTCTTGTTACGCAAGGATGTACTAGCCTTGGAAGATCATCCTGACAGTGTGGAAGATGTCAACGGTGTCATAATGAATCAAGGCCGGTATGCCTTGGTGTTGGTACAAAGTCTCAGCAAATTGAACATAGCCGCACGGCAAATGGGCGCCAAGGGCTTTTATCACAACTGGCCTGAAGAATATCTAACTGGGCTGTTCGAGCACAGACAGGATCCAAGATGAGTGGATATCAATTTGCTAGAATAGATTTGAGTAAAACCAATTATAAGATCAATGTGGAATGGATGTACATGCCTCATCCAGATATCTCTGCACTTAACGCTATCTATCGTGCTTACTGTACCCACAAACGCTTTGCGTCAGTGATGCCCATATTTGATGCACGTTATCTAGACCCCATGACAGATGTCATAGGGTATTATGACAAGGCTAAACTAGTGGCATTTTCACTTATCCGACGCTATGACGAACACAATGCGTTATGCGATCAATTTGCATGGACTTACCACAACCCCCGAATGAGACTGGGTATCGAAACAATGAAAACAGAGTGTGCCATATATCGAGCACGAGGATTCAAATATTTGTATATGGAACAAGCACACTTGTACAAAAGCGAAATAGACGGATTTGAAATACTAGGGCCACTGGAGTAACGTATGTACAGCGTGTATCAACATTGGGATCCACTTAAAGTTTGTATAGTAGGGCGCAGTTATCCTCCTGAATTTTATTCTTGGATCGAAGTACCGCATGTTCGAAACTTGTTTGAACGCATAGCCATAGAAACTGAAGAAGACTATCAGAACATTATAAAAAAACTACAAAGTTTTGGTGTAGAAATACTAAGACCAACAGTATGTAATGACTCAATACACTATCTGCTGCCCGATGATTCAAAATATATTGCACCGCCCATGACCCCTAGAGATGTGTCAATCATGATAGGTAATGTATTTTTTGAAAACATGACCGTACCAGGATGGGAAACTGGTTATGAACATATAATTGAACATGTAAAAAAACAAGGAAATATAATTCAAAATTGTAAGCACAATAAAGAGAACATCAATGGCGCAATGATATCTCGGATTGGAAAAGATTTATATTTTGGTACCACACAATTCTCTCAAAATGCCGCCAGGCTACAAAGTACAGTTGATCGGGAATTTATTTCTACTAGAAATCACATTGTCAATACCGGTGGCCACAGTGACGGAACATATTGTCCAGTATGTCCTGGATTGATTATAAGTTTAAAAGACGTTCCCACATACAAAGACACATTCCCAGACTGGGAAGTGGTGTATTTGCCTGGGCAGAGCTGGGAGAAAATACTACCTTTTTTAAGACTTAAAGAAAAAAACAAAGGCAAGTGGTGGATTCCTGGATTCGAGCATGACAACCAAGTTATCAATGTTGTCGAACAATGGCTCGGGCATTGGACTGGATATGTTGAAGAAACTGTGTTTGATGTAAACATGTTAATAATTGATCCAAAGAATGTCATAGTATTTAATTACAACAAACAAGTATTTGATGCACTAGAACGATATGGTATTACTCCACACATAGTACCATTTAGACACAGGTATTTTTGGGATGGCGGCATCCATTGTATCACGTCAGACTTGCATAGAGAAGGCTCCATGCAAGATTACTTTCCACAGAGAGGTTAACATGGATTTATACACAATTTGGGCAGACAAAGAAGACAACATTTCGGACATTGACTGGGTCAACGGTATGAAAAGTTTCTTTGATCATTTGATTGATGAGGGCAAGATGGAAACCTACAGAATCACACGTTGCAAGATGGGATTCCGTAGCATAGCAGACATGCCTGAATGGATGATCATCATGGAGTTCAAAGACATGGGTCAAATGGACTCAGCATTCAAACGTGTTGCTCCACTCAAAGGCGATCTCGAAGCCAAACACAAATCATTCAATCAGTTTGTTTCAGGAAACATACAACATGCATTGTTTAGAGATTGGCCAGATACCAACTTAGACGATTAAAGATCTCTAGCGAGATCTGTTGATTTCACTTCGTTCATCAACAATGTTTTCAGGAGCGAAGCGAAACAGTTTCATCTAGATTCTATAGTCACACTTTGCCCGCACAGGGCAAAGAAGGCTTCATCTGAGTTCTGATAGCACATAGCGTTACAACATTACAGAGGCGGTTGTCCGGTACCTCGAGTTGCGTCTTTATAACAACGGCAGTTTGACACACATACGCTAACACACGTATCAAACCTGCTTGATCGCTCAAGCATCTTTTTAGCCTTTAGAAATTCTGTTCAAACAATCAAACCGCGGCAATTAGCGATCGTCGTCCTGTCAAGGATAGTGATTGAGTGCTCACTAGAGCGGTGAGTCTTCCGTCCCTGCGATCCGAAATCCAGGTCTAGGGCACACGTTGTTGACCTGTGCGAGTCGTTACTGCTGATTAAATTTTATCTTTGATGTGTGAGCCATGCACACGTACTTGTATATGGCCGTTGTAATAATCTGCTGATTCCAATACTCGTCTTGCAAATTGCTCGCGTGCCTCAATGTAACTG